CCTCATGTGTAGAAAATATCTTTTTTTGACGCATCCATTTTAATAATTGCATGTGTTTTTTATCCATTCCCCCTCCTAGTAATCAACCTCATTGGGCAATGGGATAAATACTCCTAAACTTTGTGAGGCCCATTCCCTTATTTGAGATAGATATTCTTCCATTTTTACGGTAGTTAATTCGGTTGTGCTTTTGCTAGCCCGGATAGCTTCTGTTCCTTTCTTAGTATTAAATTCTAATCTAAGAGGATTAAACATACTCTTCATTGTTTCGTGCAAGTCATCGACACTATATCCGGTATGATCAGAAAGTAACCTTAAAACAACCCCAAAATAATATCGGTTTTGATTTGAGCTTCTTCCCTTCTTAGGCTTCCTGATTATAAGTTCGTATTCTCCATCTGGTAGATAAACTTCTGGCCAATAAATTTTTCCATTTTCTATTTTGATTTTATATATTGGATTCATATTATTCTTCCAAGTTTATTTGTTGTTCTTTGTTTGTTTCTTTTCTGCTTAAAAACTCCACCCTTCTTGCAATAATAAATATTTTGCTTCTTTTCTTGCCTTGTTTATCTTCCCATCTTTGTTGTTGGAGCGAGCCTTCAACGCCAACCTTGCTTCCTTTGGTAAGGTATTCATTACAATTTTCAGCTGTTTTGCCCCAAGTTGTTACTGGTATAAAATAAGCCTGTTCTTTATCTTTGTATTTTTCGTTCACTGCTACTGTAAAATTACAAACTGTTGTGCCGGATGGAGTATGTCTTAGTTCTGGGTTTTTGGTTATGTTACCGATTAGTGCTACTTGGTTCATTTTTCCCCCTTGAGTTTTTTTTCTAATTTTGTAAGTTCCTTACAAAACAACGAAAGTTCTACCTCTAATAGTTGGATAAACTTCTCATCTCGTTCTACTCTGACAATAAGAGGCTTGATACTTGGATAATAGGAAAAGAAGTCCCAATATTTAAACCCTGTTACAAGTAATGACATCTGGACTTGAGAAAAGTATTCAGAAGGTAGTTCTCCTTTGACTAAATACTTAACTTGAGTCTTGCCAATTACATTTTTCATCTCTAGCCCATATTCTCTGTTAATAATTCCATCAGGGCTACATAGATACTCTTTTTTTTCATTAGGGTAAATCACACCTACCTGTTCAACTTCAACCCCATGAATCATCTCATAAAAACTCCGGCTTTCTTCCTCTCTTTCCAGCCCGACATCCATATTCCTGTTAGAATAAGTTTCCTCGTGCCTGCCGGATAGTCTTTGGCTGACAAGCTCGTAAAGGTATCCTTCTCTTTGCTTACTTGGTTTTCCATCATTAGTTATAATTTTTGAGGCTTTAGACGCTGAAGGCTTGCCCAGTTTTTCTTGAAACCACTCACTGCTTAATTGAGGTATTTGCAAAATTACCATGATAATTTCTCCTCCTTAAATTACGGTGAAACTTTGTATGCTTACCTGAATTCTTTCTCATAACAACCTCCAAAAATAGAAAAGCCCCGGGTGCGATGAAAGCCTATTATGGTAGGTTTCCCCGGGACTTTAGTTTTTGATCTTGTGGTTAATCGATAAACTTTCATCGCACTTTTATTCTCTCATATTTCTGGAGGCTTGTCAAATTATAATTGACCTTCTTTTAGCAAATTTAAAGCATCTAACAATTGCTCCTCACTCATTTCCCAATAACCCTGATTGAAGTGCTGTTCTATTTTCTCGATTGTATTCCCGGGTTTATATCCTTTTTTCTCGCCTTCCTTGATGACCTCTGCTCTGATGTCCTGTAGGCTGTCTTTTGTATCTTTAGTTTTTTTGACAGGTGCTTTCTTAGCTGCTTTCGGTGTAGCCTTAATTGCTGCCATTGCTTTTTGATAGTTCGGCTTTGCAATTTTTTCAATGCTATCGGCTTTTAAATATTTGAGAAGTTTTTCCTCTTTCTTTTTTATATCTCCGCCTAAGTCTTCTAACCCTTTCTTAATCTCTGATACTTGTTCTTTGCTTATGGTATCTTGGCCGACTGCATCTGTGTCTTGATCGTAGGTTGCCAGCCCAGTCAAACTAAGGAGTGTATATCTTTGGAGATAAGCTATTGTTGAGCCGATTGCTTGGATTGCGTTTTTGGATCCTGTGTTATCCGGACCAGCTGTAAGTGATGTTTCCTCGCTGTGGCCTTTGGAGTGGGTTATCTTGCAGGTAACGGTTACTGTTCCGTTATCCTGTTTTTCATTCCAGGAAGCTGATAAACCATATTCGCTAAGGGCTGAGTTAATCTTTTCGCATACATTTGCTAGTGAAGCGTGAGAATAGCGAACCTCTTTATATGCAACCTTTCTGTCCTTTTCAATTTTCGGTGGGTTTGCTTTAAACTCGGACATTGCCTGATGATAGGCTTTTCTTGCTTCGTTTGCTTCCCAACGCTCTTGCAAGGTTAATAGCTTCTCCAATGAATCTAAGTTTGCCCCCTTCTCAATCGCTTTTGTTATAACCTCTGCAGGTATTCCTTGTTGTTTCTGTGCTTGTACCTCTTTCCCTTTTTCTTTTTCCATATCTCCTCCTTTATTTTTTTTTATTCCAAGGTATATGTCCTTTTTGAAAACTACCAGAATTAGGTTTACAAATACCCTTAGTTCCTTTATTCCAAGCAGTTTGTCCTTTTTTGAAATGTGTTCGTCCGGTATTTAAACAAACTCCTTTCTTTGCTTTCCTTAATCCTGTTTTATATGCGTGTCTTAAATCCTGACTTTTGGAACACCACTCAAGATTCCCTATTCTATTATCAGAAGGATTTCCGTTTTTATGGTTGACACATTTCAAATTCTCTGGATTTGGGAGAAAAGCCTTTCCCAATAGTTTATGTATAAAGACTGTTTTCCCTTTGCTATTTTTATAAAGAAGTTGGACTCTATATCCATTAACATCTATTTGTTTTTTTAATATTTTAGTTTTAGAACAATTTACCCCAGAGCCAGTTCTTGCTAAACTACGGATTTGCCCTTTTTTGTTTATCTGATAAACATTTTCATATCCTTCTATATCTTTCCAAATCTCTTTTCTTTTCAATTTATTCTCCTTGGATTCATAATAACCTTCAGAAATAGAAAGCCCCAGGGCATGCTAGAACCCAACCATAAGGATGGAACCCCGAGGCTTCGTTTTTTTTGTATTTTGTTTAGTTTGATTGAGTTCTAGCATAATTTTATGCTCTCATACTTTCTGGAGTTTGTCAAGCTATTTATCTGCTCCTTTTTCAATCGCTAAGTTTATCAACTCTGATGGTGATCCTTGGGTTTGCACTTCTTTACCCATTATTTACCTCCTGTTTTCAATAGCCCTTGGGCTTTCTCTAATAAAATTTTGACTTCTGATAATATCTGCTCTGATTTTTCGCTTTTTACTTGAGGAAATTCTATTGCTTCAATCTTTTCGGCAAGGTATAAAAGCTTGTCTTTATCAGAAGCTCTTTTTTGAGCTTCTATTCTTTTCTTTTCTTCTTCGGCTTTTTTCTTTTCCGCTTCTTCTTTTGCTTTTAGTTCAGCTTCTACTTTTTTAGCTTTTTCTTGTTCTGCTCGCAGTTTTTCTTGGTGTTCTTTCTCAATCCGTTCCCTTTCTTCCCGGGCTTTCTCCTCTGCTTTCTTTTTCTCTGCCTCTACCTTGGCTTTTTCCTCGGCTCGTTCTTTTTCAATCCTTTCTTTTTCCTCTTTGGCTTTACGCTCTCTTTCCTCTGCTTCTTTTTGCAATCTTTCGTTTTCTTTTCTTATCCTTTCTTGTTCTTTGTCGTGATCAGCTTTTTGTTTCTTTAGGTCTTTCATTGCAGAGTTAAATTCGGCTTCGCTCATTGCCCGGAAGTTATAATCCTCTCGCCAGTATGAAGTATAAGGCAATGCTTCTTCTCTACGCTTGTCGGCAAGCTTATCCAATCTCTCATTCTCAAGTTTTTCTTCTTCTGCTTTCCTTTCTGCTTCTTGTCTGGCGGCTTCTCTTTCTTTTTCTTTTTTAATATCTACGAACTTTTCTTGTTTATGAAGGTATTTTTCTAAAGGAACAATGAGAGCTTTTAAGACATTAGCTATGCCATCAATCGCCTTCCCTTCCCGCAAGGCTTGTTCTTTTAACTCTTTCCTTGCCTTTTCCACAGCAATCCTTTTTTCTCTTAGATAAAGCCTACCTGTGCGGGCCATTTTCATTTCTGCCTCTTGGCTTTCATCTGTCACTTTTATCATTCTTGCCTTCTTTTCCCATTCGGATGCTATCTTGAAATAGTCTTGAAAGTTTTCAAGGATGTGTTGAGCTTTTGTTTTTTCTAATCCGCTTTCGCTGACTATGACTTGTAGTTGACTTTCTTTTGTTTTTCCGGTCATGATTACCTCCCCTGCCTTGCTTCTCTTATAAAACACTCATTACATAAACCTTCATTTTCGTATAAAATATCTTCTGGGGCTTCCTCGCCGCATTGCTCACAGTGTGTTTCGTTATATCTGGCTCTGGCGTTGTACTCGTCTGCTGGTTTTCCACTTGTTAGGTGATTGCCTGTCGGGCAAACTTGGTTAAAGTTATTCATTTGCTACTCCCTTGTTTTAAAAAATACTTCACATTTTTTATCCAATACTTGTTTGTACCATTATCATTTTCACAATTGACAGGAGCATATCTACTTGCTAGAAATTCTAGGTAGGTATCATACTGTTTATGTCCGTATTCCTTGTATCTTCTTTTGTTGTTGCGGACTGTGTTATAACATATCTGTCTGCATTCTGCTTTTGTGTTACAGGGAACAGATAAAATGCCATAAGGTTTTTTGGCTTTCTCTCCACCTTCAGCTTTGTAGATTGCGTTCACATACTCGTTATTTGAGTAGTTTTCTGCATAGGTAGGGTAGATAGTGGATAATAAGATAAAAATGGCTAGAAAGGTGCTTGTGAGGCTATTTTGAGCTAGTTGTGTCCTCATCACGATACCCTCTTTTTTCTCTTTTTTGACCATTCATACCCACATCTGCGACACCAAAACGTATTAGTGGTTTTCTTATAAAGTATGTTTTCGCTTTTACAGTTAGGGCAAATAGGTTTCATCTTCTGTTCCTCCTTTTTAATTGTTGAACCAATAATAGCATATTTGTGTGTGTGTGTCAAGCTATTTCTTATCTTTTTATAAAAAAATATCCCTTCGTAACTGCCTGTGTGTCTAGCAGTTATACAAAGGGATAAAAAAATCTTAAAATAAATTG